TCCATTCGGGCAATTTTACGTCGCATGTGATTCCCAAATTGAATAGGACTGATCGGTGTTTTTTTACCCATTATGACTGGGCTATTTGGGTGTTTGTTGTTGGTATTCTTTTGTAGTTTTTTAGATCTGTTATTACGAACTTTAAATGTATTCATTTATCGTATACTGATATTTTTTATATGGTCGGTATATATTCCCATTTTAATGTCTTACACATTTTCTTCCAAATAACATCTTGTTGATATAATTTTTCTTTTGATTTTAAGAGTGGAAAATATTTTAAGTATTTATCTTCGCTTAAAAGTTCACAAAATTTATAGAGTACGTAGGAGTAACTTAAAAAATTTTTACGTTCCGTCGGACAATTATCATCAAACGGTTTTTGTATATCCTTGAACATGATTCGTAATTTTTCCTCGAGTTCCTGTGGCATTTTCGGTGGTGATAGACCACTTAAAATATTTGTTATGTAAGGTACGTGTTCGTAATACTTATTAAGTTTAAGTTTTTTTAAGAGACCTCTAACTCGGGCGTGTGTAATTTCTTCAACCGTTTTTATTTTTATTTTTTTCAATTCGTTTCGCAATTCTTCTATAACTTCAATAGGTATATTAGTTGTTTCTTGTGCCTGAAACTGTGATAACCATTCGTTAAAATGATTTTCTCTTTTATATGAATAATTTACGATTTTTTCGGAAGTTTCCTGTTCTTCTCTATACGTCAACTCTTCACTTATAAGACAGGCTAAAATCAAACCACACGATTCACATACGAGGTCACTTGTATTTGTAAAATGAAACACGTTACTGTCTGGACACGTGGGACACACTTCGCGTTTCTTTTCTATAGGTCTATCGACGTTAACTTTTTCAACATCGATGAGATAATCATTGAATATATCTTTTCGTTGTAAACCTACAGTTTCTTTACAATTAAATATATTATCGGTAGAAATTTCCTGTTTTGAATCGAATGTATATTGATTCATATATGGCATACATTGTATTATATAATGTGACATTTCACTTTCATATAAATTTTTATTAGCAGGTTCTTTTTCTATTAGTTCTTTCCAATTTTGGACTTTGTTATTATACCTACTTAAAAAATTACCTTCCATATAATAACTATATAGAATGATGTTCAATCTTTTAACTACTGTTATTATTTGGGTATACGACAGTTTTAAATTTATAGTGAGTAAACCGGATTATAAAATTATACATACATCAATGGAATATTTCACTAATGAAATCATACCGGACGAAGATACGTTAGACAACTTCTGGTATGACGAGTGTATAGAGTGGGGTGGTTATTCGATGTCACATTACAAATCTCTGAATGGAATAGATTATAAAAATACATCTATACCTGAAAATGTAGAAAAAACGATTATTCGGATAAAATATTGGTACAAGGATAAAGTGTACAAATACATAACGTATGATATGAACCACGAATGGCCGCCTATAAAAAAACCTGGTATTACATTTAACATGCCAATGTCAAGTGTACATCTACTTGATTCGCACGATAAACCTGTAAGAGACCTATTAAATAAAATTAAAAGATACGCTGGACCAAGGAATGATTTTCATAACCAAAAAGTACTGATTAGAGATATGTTATATTACGATGAAGAAACTTTAAAAGAAGAGTATCCCACGATACGTTTAAAAAATATTCTTGGGTTTGTAAAAAATATAGAGACATCTTCATCATATATTACAGATTTTCGGATACCTTAGTTGCCAAATAAAATTTTAAGTCTCCTAAATTTGCAACGTTATATTTTAAAATTAAAAACCTATTTTGATCTTCTTGCATAATTTGAACAGTTGAACACATACCTGTTGCCTTTGTAAAAATGTTCATGTATCGAAGTGAATATATACCTGATATTTCAGGACTTTCTTCTATACATTGGATTATAGTTTCTTGATTTGCAAAGTCGCCGTTGCAATACAATTTTATAATATTTCCGACCCTTGTTATTTCAATATCGTTTCCTATATTGAACATATCTCTACATATTCTTTGAAAATCGGAAGATGGCATTGGTGTTATAGTTGTCATATTCATAGAGGGTACTTCAATTTGATTTTCATTTATATCGAGAAGCTTTAAATCGAATTTCGTACACGTTTTCTTAGTTTCGCTATGTATTTCTATGTGCATATATTCCCGACAATTTATTGATAATACAAGAACATCCGTATTGGATATAGATTTAAGCAGTTTAAATGTATTTGCTACGTTTATACCGGCTATAATTTCACTTTCACATTCGTATTCTTCAAAATTATCAGCTGATAAAAACATATCTACGAGAGATGTTCTCGCGGTATCTAGAGTGACTATATACACTCCATCTGGTTTGAAATATATATTAACATCGTTAAGTATATCTTTGAGCACTTCGAAAGTTGATTTAAAAGCAGAAGCTTGTATAGTTGCTAACTTCATTTAGATTTAAAGTGTAATCATTTCTTTATACTAATTTTTAGTATCCTGTGTATGTGAAGTATATGCTTCATTAACACTCTTATTTATCTTAGCTTCGAGTTCGGCTGTCATTGCGGGTTGTAAAGAAACACCGTAATTATCAAGACCAAACATTTCATTTGTGTTTTCACCCTCTTCTAAAGTTGTCATATTACACTCACCGAATCCACACATTTCGAGTTCCTTAACCGGTAATAACGAATCTAACCAGTTTTTTATTTCATTACCTACTAAAAGTTTTCCATTTTTAGTTAACATTGTTGGTACCCTGCTTATTTTATTCCTATATTGAGGAGGTATACCACGTTCATTAATATTGTGATAAGATACAATGTTTTTCAATTGTTTATTTTTTTGTATATAATCGATTATATCCAAACTGTGGTTACAATGTGGGCTATATATCAAAAGTGACATTCTAAAATTACGTAGTAAAAAAATATTGTGAATAAAATCACAGTAAATTAAAAAATAAAAATAACAATTAATACTAAATGAATAAGATCATTGTTGTTGTAGTCTTTCTCCTGGTAGTACTATACGTATCCAGGAGAGAGGAGAAATATGGTGGTAAAAATGACTTGTTCGAATCTGACGAACCAACACGATTGGCTGAATACAAGGAGACCGAGGATGCTATAGTTATAACACATGATCTAATGAACGAAATCGTTTTACAATCAAACAAAGCCATTTCTAAAAGAACGGGTTTATGTACTTATATTATCGAAACAACAAGCATGAAATTATATAAACACAAAACTACTGGTGGTAAAATTTTTAGATGTATGTTTATGGTCGCAAAATACGGTAACAAGGGTTTTGATTTTGGTTTTTCTATAGTCGTTGACGTTCGTGTTATAAACGAAGGTCCCCGATTAGAAGTTGCAGGTGTTGGTCAAAAAACACAAGATATAATAGAAGCAACTGAAAAAAGCATTAGAGATAAATTAGCCAAGGGTTTAGAAAATTTAAATGAAATAGACGAGATTATGCTTAAGAAGGATGAGAAAAATTTAATGAAATTTAAATCTGCTAATAAAGTCAAAATCGAAGATAAACCAAAGGTTGCTATATTATCTATACGTTCTCAACCAATTGATGTACTTTTACCAGATAATGAGAAACCATTTATTAACCCAACAAAACCACAAGAATTTGAAGATTATTTACGCGTAAAGGGTAACGAGGTAGAGTATATTAAAAATACAGATTTGATTCAAAAACAAGTGACGAGTATTGAGGAAATGTATGGTGCCCCGAAAAAGGTTGAAGTCCCTGTAATACCACAAAAACGAGTTGGAACTGGTTTGGTCGAAAAACTGAGGGATACTATCAAAAAAAATAAATTACTGTTATTGTAATGATCAGTATAGATGATATATCAAAAATAGCTGAAAAAAGAAATAAACTGAAAAAGGAAACGTATACGAAAATATATGAACAGATAACTAAGAAAATAAGACAATCTGTTGATATGGGTAATAAATATCTATTTGTACAAATACCTTCGTTTGTTATGGGGTATCCACATTTTGATAGAGTAAAAGCCATGCAATATATAATTAGACAGTTTCAAATAGGTGGGTTCATGGTGCAAATGGTTGGTGAATTTGAAATATGTATATCTTGGCGACCTACAAAAAGGAATAAGTCTAAAGAAGAAAATAATATAGAAGATGATTCGTACGAAGATTTCCCAACACTCGTAAACTTAAAAAAAGCTGCGAATAAATACAGGACAGCGCGATAATTGGTTCATAAAAAAATTCCCCTTTATCATAAATGGATAACCTTAACATACTCGTAGAAGCTAAAAGAGAATATCTCGGACAGTTATGCATTCTCATGTGCCCGGTTATGATAGAGACGTTTGCAGAAATGTATGAAGAAGCATACAAATTATCTAAGGGGAGAAAGGTTCTTGTAATGTACCAAAAACTTCTCAAGGAAGTACCCAACTGGAGTGATGCCATGTCTAAACAACACTCCGATAACATAGCGAATAGATGTGCGTGGTTTAATGATTTACTCGCAGCAGTTTTCGTAAGTTGTGTAAAAATATTATCAGCTGTTCGATTAAGCAAAGATAACAAAAAAATATCACTTAAACTTCCTACAAATGAAGTGTTCATTCAGATGTGTCATAACAAAGCCGCTGAATCTTTGTATAATGATCCGTATATATACCACGAAGAACAAAACGAACATTCGAGAAATGACAAACTTTTTGAACGATTTTCGGTATGTGTAGAAAACGCTGTAAAAGAACTCATCCCTGTTCAACAAATTTTACAGACTTATATGTCTCAAACACAAGAAGGACAAGATTTGGATTTAGGGGATGCCGAAGTGGGTGATTCCGAAGATCCAGAACTTCTTGAAGGTGAACAAGAAGAAGTTGCGAGTGAACCATTTGAAAGTGAAACTCAAAACGAAATGCCTATGGAAAGTAATCAACCAGAAGAAATGGGTATGGGTATGGAAACGAATATGAATATGGGTGAACAACACGAACAACACGAACAACCCATGCAAATGTCTGACGGTGAAGAACATATGGAAACAAACGTAAATCAACCATCATCCTCTTTTTACAATAACGAATTCAAAACTATAAACACTAACGAAAGACAACAAGTACAAAACCGAGACGAAGGTGTTTTATTTCCAGATGCACCCGATGCCCATAGAAAAAAACCTCAATTATATTAAATGGAGTTCGAAGACTATTTAAGAGACCCAGCATGGGCCGGTATAATTTCTGGCTTTATCACAGCAGGATATATACATTTTAAAGCAAAATTAAATAACGAAGGTAAGCTCGCCATGAGTGCGTACACAAAACCAGCTGCACTTGTTGCAATATTAGTTTTTTTGATAGTATCTAACGGTTTGGGTAAGAAAGAGACTATATCATCTGAACCATTTTAAATATAACTTAAAGATAGTATTAGTATAATTATTACAAAAATGACTTCAGTAACAGCTTTCACTGAAATGATGGGTCAATTCATTGATGAATTGCAACAGACTTTCCCAGAAGAGAAAGGATTAAAAAAATGTAGATCTGCATTCGATCTTATGAAAGATACCAATCCAAGATTAGTCGTCGATGGTTTCATGTCCAATGTAATGCCGTATGCGGATAAAATTTCTTCAAAAGATGAAACATTTTTTATTAATGAATCTAAAAATCTCGATTTTATGAAAGGTGTTAACTTGAAAGAACATTGGGGAGGGTGTTCCGAAAACACAAAAGACGCTATCTGGCAGTATGTACAAACCCTCTATATGCTCGGTACAACTATTAAAACTATACCAGCCGAAACACTTAACATGATTGAAAAAGTTGCTAAGCAATGTGCTGATAATATGGGTGACGATGCCAATAGTATGGACGAAGCCCAACTTATGAAAACAATGCAAGGTATGCTCGGTGGAATGTTAGGCAACGGTAAAAAATAAACTCCTATTATATAAATGACATCGTGGTTCGACGATCCTAAACAACTCATTCGTTCAGATAAAGTTTTAAATTTTTGGCCATCCAGTACACAATCATCAGAAGAACGTGTAAATTCGGCAGCACGTTTTATAATTTATGCGACCTGTATAATATATTTAATAAAAAGAGACGTGCGTATATTTGTTATAGGCGCCACTGCACTAGGTGTACTTTACATAATGGAAAAATCTAATATGGTTAAGGAATCCCTTGCCAGAATAAACCAACCAGAATACAAATACGGGCAGTGTCAAATGCCAACAAAAGATAATCCCATGGGAAATGTTCTCATGTCGGATTTTGGGGACAGACCAGATAGACCATCATCTTGTTATTACCCAACAGTACAAACAAGCGTTAATAATTTAGTAACTGACGGTGTTAAATATGGTCCAGCTCGATCGAGATCTTCAGCACCAGAACACCACAGAAATGCCATGTCTAGACAATTTGTATCTGTTCCAGACGTTGCGTTAACAGCCGATTCTCACTACGAGTTCATACATGGTAAGAGAGAACAAACGTGTAGACAAAATCCAGGTATGTGTAATCCAGATGCGAGAGGTGCACAACTCGAAGCATTCAGAGGTTTAGATCCAGATGGAGATTCTCGTGTCCATGGAAGTAGAGCACCAGCTAGCTTTTCCCCTTAAAAAATTGTTTTTTTACTTATTAGTAGATACTCGATTTGCTTAAACAAAATCTTTTGTAATAGTAAATGGCGTACCAACTCCAGCCAGGATTGAAAATAGTCGAAGACAAAGCTATTCCAAATACATGTGCGACTGAAGAGGTTTTTTTATACCCCCAGCCCAGTACACTAAACTATGGTTCATCGAGACCAAATACCATGTTATACGGAACTGCCCCATACATGGCAGGTAAGGGATCCCCAGCCCAATATATAGAGACAAGTGACATGCTTCGTCCACAATCAACGACAAGATTCAATAAGGTTTTGGCAAAGACTTATGAAAAAAATTTTCACCCACTTCAACATATCGAGTGTAAACTTCCACTCCGAACTCAAAGTTACGAACCCGCGAGTACACGTGCCGATGTACAAAATGGTATGTTCGGTAAAAGGTACATGAATAAAAATGTTAATAAGAAATAAGAATGGCTGACCCATTATCGATTTTTGCGATTGCAGGATTAGTTTATGCAGGTCGTAAACTCAGTAAAAATTCAGAAGAACAATATACTCTTCAAGCTGCTCAAATAGCAGATCAAGTTGACGTTAGACCAGAATCTAATAGAAATGTAACTATAGACGATGATTTTTTGGGGCAAACTTCACCCCTTGTAGAATCAGAATATATGTCTAAAACTGAAGTTTCGTCGTTCGGTGATATATCTCAACAAGGTAGATCATCGGGTGGTGAAGTCTTAGAAATGAGAAATAGAATGTATGATGGAGGAATTATGAATAACCTTTCACCAATTCAAAGAACAAATGTAGGTCCAGCCCTTGGTGTTGGTCCAGATGTACCCGCTATAGGTGGACATCACCAACTTTTACGTATTAACCCAGAAAATGTT